GTTCCATTAACATTAAGAACAAATGAGACTGGAATTATAACGTGGAATGAAATTATACCAGGAGCAACAATGGTTTGGAAACCAATAGTTCCTTATTAAAATTATGGCATCAACTTATTCAACAGATTTATCATTAGAACTTGTAGCAACCGGCGAAAAAGCTGGTCTATGGGGAACAATTCAAAATACTAATTTACAGGTTTTAGAGGCAGCTACTGCTTTTTTAGAAGTACCTATTACAGGTACTAGTCAAACATTAAGTTTAGCTGACGGATCGTCGACCGCGGATGGTAAACATTTATATTTAAAACTAACTGGTACTTTAACTGGTAATACAACTTTAACAATGCCTGCTTCTACTACAGGTGGAACAGCTACAAGAGTTTACATAATTGAAGACGCTACTACAAGAGGAGCTTCAGCTACTGATCTATTTACTTTAGAAGTTTTAACAACTGGTGCAGCCTCAAATGTTCCAGTTCCTCAAAAAGCTACTATGTTATTAGTTTCTAATGGAGCTACTCCTTTAACTACTTTAGGTGGAACTTTAAAATCAGGATATGTTAGTATTGATTCTGCTACTGTAACTGCTTATACAGCAGTGGCAGGAGATCAGGTTTTTGTAGACACTCAAAGTAATCAAGTAACAATTACTATGCCTGTAGCCGCAGCGACAGGAGATGAAATAACTATTATGGATGCTTCAGCGGCGAATGGATTTGCAACAAACAAATGTGTTGTTAATTTTAATGGTTTGAAATATCAGAACCTTACTGCTAACTTAGATTTACAAACAAACAATCAATCTGTTACTTTTATATATACTAATATTGCAGGTAAAGGTTGGATTCAAAAATCAAATAATACATAGGAGCTAATTAATGGCTCTTCAACAAATTAAATTTGCACCGGGAGTTGACAAACAAGACACACG